GGTCTTGCACGGGTGTGCAGGGGGGTCCCCGGTGGGGGTTGGCGGGTTTTTCACCATGGAATCAAGGTTTTTGTGGTTTGTTGTTGGAATTGAATGTTTGGTTGTGTTCTGTTGCCTTTGCTTCTGTTGCATGTTCTGCAGATGATTTGCCCATTGTCGAGGGTGTTGAGTCCTCCCCTGCTGACGGGTGTGATGTGGTCGGCTTCGGGGCTGGTTGGTAGCTGGTGTGTGTCCCAGGTGATGGTGACTCCGCAGAGTGGGCATTCGGTTTGGCCTTGCTGTCGGGCTTGGGTGATGAGTCGTTGCCGCCAGCGCCGGTGGGCTTGGCTGGCTGTGCGGTTGGTGCGTGCCATGATGTGCCTGTTCCTCGTCTAGCCCTGTACAGGTCTTGTTTGCCTCTCTAACAGCTTGGGAACCGTTGGGGGTATGAATACCCTACCGATGCCCTGCCGATCGATTCTGGGGGCTGTTTTATTCGTTTGAGGGGGTGTTCTGTTTGTGATGGGGTGTTTGTTTTCCCCACTGCCCCCACGTGTGTGAGAAAGATCACATCACCCCCCAGCTGTGTCAAAAGAAGAAGGACACGAAAGAAAAATGGGGGCGGGCGGGTGTTCGCGTTTCAAGGCTTAGCGCTTGACGCCCAGCGGTGTAGGACACAGGTAACGCAGGAACACCTTATAGGTTTTAAAGTCTTCTACATATAATATACACTTTAAGTCTCACCCTGTGTTAAGGGTGTGAGCGTGACACGCCGTACGCCTTCAGCCGAACACGCTAAGCCTGAAAGGGACACGGGTGTAAGAGTGTGGGGAGTGTGCAACCGGGAGCGTGCGACCGGTGGTACACGAGACACACGGTGAAAGACCATCAGCGTTGACAGTAAAGGTTCCTCTTCTCCCCTGATGAAGAAAAGAAGAGAAGAGAGAAAGAACCAAAGAGAGAAGAGAAGTAAAGAAGTTAACCTCTTAGCTCTTCTAAAACTTTTATAACTTATAATATTAAAGTTTAAGACTGATGGTTAACTTTAAGTACTTAAGGTTTTTAAAGTCTTATAGTTACTTTAAGTTTTAAAGTCTTAAACACTGATGTGAAGTTTATATCCTTAAGTGCTAAGTCTTTAAGGTTTTATACTTAACTTAGGTGTTAAGGTTTAAAGCTTTTAACGTTTAACTGTTAAGGTTTTATATTTACTTTAAGACTTTAAAGCTTTAATATTTATTTATAACCTTAAATGTTAAGCTCTTAAAGTTTTATATGTACTTTAAGTGTTTAAGGCTTTAGGACTGATGCCGAGCCCTTGAGGGGCTCGGTGCTAAGTGTTAAGGTCTTAAGGGCTTAAGGGCTTAGCGCTTAGCCTTGAAGCTTTAAAGTGTTTGGTAGACTGATGGATGTAAGGATGAAAGCCGCGTCAGCGGATTTCGGCCTTGCGTCCAGCTGGCTACCTGTCCAGCCTATCATACCCCACCTGGGATGAGTCAAACTGGTGGATTTGGCTCTATAGGCGGGTTTGATGGGTGTAAACGGGTGTTTTTGGTGGTAAAGGTCCAAAAATTAAACCTAAACTTTTCCTTAAATTTTCTTAGAGTCTTGTAACCTTTGAGGGCTGTTAAGGCTAAAACCCCTAGTCAGAACGGGTTTCACTCCCGGATAGCTGTCACACTGTACTCCTGTGTCCTTTCCGAACACGCTAGGCTCGTCAGTGCTGAGGGTGTTCCCTCAGGCTTTCGAGTACTCGTCGCTGAAGCTCCTCGTACTCTCAAGCCTTCCCTGATGGCGTGTACCCCTTTCAGGGCTGAGTCGGCTCGGGCTGATGCCGAGCCCTTGAGGGGCTCGGTGCTAAGACCCTAAGGTTAACTTAAGTACCTAAGGCTTTAAGGCTGATGCTCCCCCTTCTTTCTTTTACCGTGTCCTTCTTCCCTCACAGCATCTCACACTGTCCACATAGTTGAGGCTTAGCTAACCAGGATAGGGGCTGATGATCTATGCCGAGATGGTTGATCGTGTATCTGGCTCCTGTAGGCGTCTAGAATCGATCAGAATTGCTTGGGGGTATGAATACCTAGCCCCCACCCCGTAAGGCGCTCCTAGGCTTACCCCTGAAGCTTTAAACGGCATTTCTGGGCTACACCCTCCACGCCAGATTGGCAGAGTGATCCCGAGAGTGCACACTATACTAGGCGAATGTGGCCTATCTCACACAGTATGAGGGTTTAGATTCCATGTCCAGATATGGCACCTCTACCCCCGTGATAAAAGCCAAGGCAGATCTGCCTGGTCATCTACCGAACCTGCTATCACCCATACATGCCTCTGAGACGCCCTAGGAGGACCCTAGAATCGATCAGCAGGGTCAACCCTATATAATCCTACCCCCAGAAGATTTGAGACGCCGAGGGAGGCAATAAAGGCTTAAGTGACATCTATCACACCCGACACTCCAGCATGAAACGCTCACTGGGTTTGAGCGTAGCCTTGACTGTGGGGTCGCAGCTCGCACACTCTAGAAACCACAACAACCCCTACATCACCGAAAGGAGCACACCCATGGATGGCACACTCATCACACCATCATTCACCAGCCTCTACGGGCAGACAGAAATCGACCCACTCAGCCTCCACAGCCTCACCGGAGACCATTCAGACGACATTGATCTGGATATGGTGCGCCGCATGTACCACGCCAAAGTCGAAGAAGCCATACGACTCATCCGGCCCCTGTGGACTGTCACCCTCGACGGCGCCCTATACGGGCCACCCGACTGGCGCCACCTATCCGAGAATGAGGCCGAGGAACTCCACGACCTCATCGACATGATCGACGTAGACGCCATCCTTGTCGCATCCACCCGATAAACCCTCAACAACGTTATAAGCAACAAAAAGGACATAATCATGCAAAAGATCGCCAACCACTTCACCCAGCTCTACACCCCCGCCAGCTACGACTGCCCCACACCCTTCGACCTGACATGCCTCGAAAACCTCTCCTGCGACCACCTGGATTTTGAGGGCCTCGCCGAAGCCTACCGGCAAAGCGTGGAAGCCGAACTCCACAAGCTACGCCCCAACACATTCATCGCCTCCGATGGCACCGTGTTCAGCCACAACGAGTGGAAGCCGCTCACCGGCGGTGAAGCCACACAACTCTACTGGAATGTGAGCCGCATCAATGTTGGCCACCTACTCACACTGTGTGCCCGATAAAACACCTAGCCACACAGGAAACGCTCACAATCGTTGAGCGCAGCCTTGACATGGGGAACCGCCCACACCATGATTAATCATGTCAGCAACGAACAACACCCCGGAAAGGGGACAACAGTCATGAACAAGAAAAACTGCTACACCATCGCCGGCGCCATTATCGCCATTATTGCCGCCGCCTCATTCATGCCAGCCCCAGACGACAATCCGCCACTCGCCTCACAGCCAGCCCCACAGGCCACCACAGCCAACACCGAATGGACCCCCAAGACTACCCAACAGCGCAAAGCCGAGAAAGCGGCACGGCAGGCAGCCGCAGAACAGTCACTGCGAGCCGAGCAGGCCAAAACCAACAAGCAAGCCCAAGCAAGGGGTGAAGAAACCGCCACCGGACTCACCATGATCACGGCAGCACACACCTGCAACCGCAAAGCCGAACAACAGGCCGCCGCACACGGTGTCAACTGGAACGGCAACCCCGACATCGACCTCCAACTCCACAAAACCATCGGTAAAGACACCTTCTCCATCGTCTACGGCGCAACCGCGAAACAGCCCGGCGCATCCAAACTCCCAGTCACCGTCCACTGCCTCGTCACCGGAACAGAAGACCACCCGCACGTCACCGACCTCAACATTAACCCGCAACAGTAACCCGTCAAGGAGCATCCCCGCTATGCCTCTCCTCTCCCACTACGCTGTCACCACCGGACTCGCCGACACGGCACACATTATTCACCACACCGGCGGCACACTACGCACAGCCACCGACATCGCCTCCCGCATCAACACCCTCAACCCAGACATTGATCTCGACCACGAAATCCACCAACTGTTATCTATCGAAACAGACCTGTACAACATTTATAAAACCATCAACACCATTCTTCAGGAGCAAGCATGAACACACCCAACAATAACATTGAGCTGCACAGCTACGAAACGTTCTTCACCAGCCTAGCCTGGATTCAAGGCGGCATCATCACATGGATGTACGCCACCGGCACCACACACAAGGCAGCCCTCGCCATCATCGCCGCATGCGCCCTCGCCACTCTCCTTGGTGCCTCAACCCTCACCTACCAGTCCAAAAACACCAAATGATCACAACACCCATCCTCATCGCAGAAACCCTCGCCATCATCATTCTCGCCGTAGCACTCGCCCACAACAACAACCGGTAACCCACTCTTAAGGAGCACACATCTCATGGATGAGCCCACCCGCATGTACACCGACCCCAACACCGGTGCCCGAAAAGAATTGAAACTCTGCAGGCTCTCCCTCATCGACCCCGCAGCCTTGCACGATCTAGGCTCTGTGGCAGGCTACGGTGCCACCAAATACGGCGACAACAACTGGACCGGAGGATACCCGTGGAGCCACAGCGTTGACGCCCTCTACCGGCACCTACTATCATGGCAGCAAGGCAATAACCTCGACCACGAATCCGGGCTACCGCATCTAGCACACGCAGCCTGGCACTGCCTCGCACTCCTCGCATACCAGCAACACAATGCCGGCCAAGACACCCGCAACCCATGGAACAAAAGCGACAAGTAATGCCTCTAGCACAATACCAGAAAACCATCAGCCATCCAGGCCACATCTCCTACAGTTCACTCACCCAGTGGGCCGAATGCGGAGAAAAATGGCGCCTATCCCACGGCTACCACGCCCAACACCACACCTGGTACGCCACCATCGCCGGAAGCGCCATACACCACATCACCGAACAATACGACCTACACCTGTACAATCCCGCCGAATACCCTGCACTGCCAGACAAACTCTCATCCTTCAAAAACATTTTCGACACCCAAGTCGCCCTCGCCGAATCCGAAGGCACAGAAATCAAACCCTCCGGCAGAATATGCAAAAACATGTGTGAGTCGGGCGGGCCACACAAGAAAGACTACGACTGGTGGATGGTTTACGGCCCCACCTTTGTGGATCGCTGGAAAACATGGAGGCGCAACCACCCAGAATACATCACCGCAATCCTGGACGGTAAACCAGGCATCGAATACCCGGTAGAAACCATCCTCGACGATGACACAAAAATAGTCGGCTACATCGACCGCATTTTCACCGACACCGACACCGGCGAAACCTTCATCCTCGACCTCAAAACCGGACGCCTACCCGCCGACAGCATGCAGCTGCACACATACCGGTACATGCTCAACCAACACGGCAACGATGTGACAAAAGGCATGTTTTGGACACCCGCCACCAGCCGCAACGACGACACGTCCCCGACACAAGGCACATCCACCGAACTCTACGACCTTGACAACAACACCTACCGGCATGTATCATCCATGTACAGTCAAGCAATGAAAGGAATAAGTCAAGGCATCTTCGTCCCACACGTCACAACACTCTGCAAAGGATGCCCCGTACAATACGCCTGCTGGGCCGTCAACGGCAAAAACTCGTACAGATACCCGATAGAAACCACCGTACAGCCACCAGAAACAGACAATAAAGAAAAGGACACCAAATGACCGATAAAGACAAGATCGACAATGATCGACTCACAATCACACTCAAATATGGTGGAGACTATGCTGCACCATGGGCGGTCATCCGCGGAGACACAGCAGAGCAGACAAAACAGGCCATCATCGACCTGCTAGGCGGACTCAAAGACAACACCGTCTCCGAGGACTGGGATCTAGCAACACTCGTAGCAAGCGCATCCATCATCCTCCAAGACCGATACAACCAGGCAGCCAAAAACTACGTGGACAACATCGCATCCAAAGAAAACACCATCGTCATCGACAAAATCAACAAAGCAACAAGCAAACAACAGCTAGCCGACCTACTCAAACAGTACAAGAAGACCATCACCAGTAACAGTGACGTATCCGAGGCTTTCCGCAGCAAACGAAACAGCCTCACCCGATAAACCAATATAAGACAACAAAAACAGACACAACAATAAAAGGAAACAACAGTTATGGGACTCGCAAACTACCGAAACAACAACAGCAACAGCACCTTCTTCAACCCCTCCCGAAACCAGGACGCCACCGCCATCGCCTTCAAAATCCACGACGTAGAACATAACACCGAAGGCTACGGCGGACAGGTCGCCGATCGTATCTACGCTGATGTCACAATCTTCCACACCCTAGACGACCTCAACAACGGCACCCCAGAAACCATCCCCAACGCTATTATTGAGAAAGCACGCGGCAACAACGACCGCCCACACTCCATGATCCGCGAACTCGAAGCATACCTTGGCGAAGAACAGGCCTTCAAACTCGCCACCGTGCGCACCAAAAACGGGTTCAACGCGGTCGTGCTCAAACCCCTTGATGACGCCATCTATGATAAGGTTGCCGCATACGTAGACAAGCGCGATAACGGCCAGCTAGACGACACCACAGCCTCTACTGACATCGATATCGACTCCATCTGACCACCAATACACATCCAACCGATAGATAGATAAGGTCCCGATGCTCTCTCTCCAACGATCCTTCGAGAGAGCCTCCCAAACCGCAGCCGAGCTGCCCCGCATACCACAACTAGAACCCCTCTACCGCAACCAGGACATGCACATCCACAAAGGGGACCTAGTCATGATCGCGGGGCGCTCCGGCAGCCAAAAATCCGGGCTAGCCATGTTCATCACAGCGATGCTCAACCAGCCCGCCCTCTACATATCAGGGGACATGACACCCTGGGAGGCCTCCACACGAATCATCTCACTCAACACCCAACACACCACCACACAGATACAACAAAACATCGACGACTACGGGCCAGAATACTATCGAGACAGCATCCACCACGGCCAACACATCACATTCTCATTCCAGTCACCCATCACATGGACCGACATCACCATGGAGCTGCAAGCCTACATGGAAATGTGGAACACTTTCCCACCACTCATTGTTATCGACAACCTGATGGACATTCAAGACTGCGAATCCGACTACCAGGCACAGCAAGAAGCCATGCAATGGATCACAGCATTAGGCAGGGATACTGGCTCCACCATAATCGTCACACACCACGCCACCGACAAAACCGGCACCGACATCGAACATCCCCCGGCACGCAGGGAAATCAAAAACGGCCTCTCCGAAAAACCACAACTCATATTGGGAGTATCACTATATGGTGGTGAAGACAACGGCAATGGACTATCCATACCAGCCGAGGCCCGCATCGCCGTACTCAAACAGCGCACCGGCAAATCCAGTCCTGACGGCACCCGATACGAGCGGCTACGAGCCTACCCCGAATACACCTTTTTTGGGCCCCTCGCCGAAAAACAGCCCTGGAACATGACCGCAACACACAAAGGACTCTAAAAACTATGGCTACACAGCAGGCACGCAACCGCAGGGCCGGCGCCGAATGGGAAACACGATTATTGCACCAGCTACGCGACACCGGACACAATATCGAACGCCTCCACCTCAACGGTAAAGAGGATGAGGGCGACCTCATCCTCACAACCGGCAACAAAACCTACATTATCGAGGCGAAAGCCGGGCAACCACACCTAGCCCAATTCGTGAAACAAGCCAGCCGGGAGGCACGCAACTACGAAACACACCGAAACAAACAAAACAATTCCACCATCGGACTCGTAGTGATGAAACAGCGCAACAAGCCATGGAGCGAAGCCTATGTGGTATCAACCCTCAACGAGCTCCTCCCACACCTCTGACACCTGCCGCCTCCTCGACACCTACCGGATACGGTACAACCCGTCCAAAAACGAGCAACACATCCTCTGCCCGTTCCACGACGACCACCAGCCCTCCATGAGCATCAACCTCGACAAGGGCGTCTGGTACTGCCACACATGCGGTGTCGGAGGCGGACTCGCCAAGCTACAACAACGATTAGAAGAAGAAAACCCGAATGTACGACAGCATACGCCCATACAACATTGCGGAACGCCGCCGAATCCAGAAAGCCTCGGCCCGCTACGAAACTCACCTCGAAAACATACTCGACCTGCTCTCAGCAAGAGGCATCAGCGAAGAAACAGCCCGCTACCACCACCTTGGATACATCGACAATGACCCCATCCCAGGTCACGAAGACTACAACCAGTGCATCACCATCCCATACATGTACCCCGTTTGGGAAGGGCCAGCCGAAATACGAAAAATGCGTTTCCGCTGCTCACTCCCGCACGACTGCAAAACCCACAACCACCCCAAATATTTGACACCGGCAGGGGACACCGGCTCCATCTACAACATGGCCGCCATGGCCAACCCGGCAGCCGAAATGCACATTTGCGAAGGCGAATTCGACTCCATGATCCTCGAACAATGCGGATGGCCAGCCGTAGCCCTACCCGGAGCCACCTCGTGGCAAAACTTTTGGACCAAATTCTTCGAAGGCTACGACCACATCTACATCTGGTCAGACCCAGACCCCGCAGGCGACAAGATGACCCAAACCCTAACCCAAGCACTACCGCAAGCCACCCATGTGCCCCTCACTCTGGGGGATGTCACAGACACCTACCTGCAGGCCGGAAAAACAGGGTTGACACAAGCACTAGACACTGTGCTACAGTAAAACACGTCAACAACACGAAACCAGAAAGGTACACTAAAACATCATGGATCCCCTCGACACGTGCCCAATCCCCAACCGGCGCAACACCAGCCAAGCTGCCAGGAGGCGTATCCGCCTCGCCATCTGTGCAGAAAAATGGGCTGATGGTGAAGACCCCACCTACATCATGCACACCTGGGGCACCACCTATGATGGGATGCGATCCATGATCCGCGCCAACCCCGACATTAAACTACCCGACGACATGGCCAAACGGTTACACAAAATCTGCCGGGAAGCCTACCCCAAAAACCAGCCCAACAGGCACCGAAGCGGATGGGACCAGTACGAGAAGGAATACTACACCCACGAAATCCTCTTCCTCGACCAATTCGACATCCCAGCCCGCGAAATCCTCAACCGGCTCGACGCGTCATGGGCCATGTGGAAACAAATCATCACCGAAAACCATCTCACCCGGCTACAAGATGAAACCTACAATGCGTGCCGCTGGTACTATTTGAAACAGCAACACCCAGACTGGACCGACCAGCAAATCACACAAGCCCAACACGCCGGGAACAACACCTTCAACCAGTTCATGCAAGACGACAGGCCAGCATTGTGAGCATCTCGTTCAAACCCACCACCAAAGACAAGCGAGCCATACGCAACATTATTGTCGACGCGTGGCTCGACGAAAACCAAGTACGAGACATGCCCGACAAGGTACTATCACACATGGTGGAATACTGTTGGGGGCGCTTCACAGACAACAACAGGTACGCTGTAGCTGCCCAATATTGGAAAGGGCCACACAAGTCCGATAGTGACCATCAACGGATCATTGTAGGCTATTTCAAAACCATCACACAAGCCACAAACGCAGCAAAACAATTCCACTGGAACACCCGGCTACAACAACAATGGAAAACATGGATACTCCCAGTCCACAACGGCACCGTGTCCGAGTTTTTCACCCAACAAAAAACTTTGCTAGACGAGCAAGACGATAGCAATAGCGAGCTGCCGGAGCATCTACAAAACGTCATGTGCGGCAAAACACTCAACCACACAGACGGAACCGTATCGTGGTGCACACGCAAACCCGGACACGACGGCGACTGCCGCACAGGATGGCAGCCCACAACACAACCGATAGGACACCATGGCAACCAAAACTGAAACGTTGATCCAACGCTACGGCCGCAAAGCCGCAGACGTCCTCGCCGACAAAACCATCCCCGCCTCATGGCTAGCAAAACAACTCACCCAAGCCGGATACCCCATCTCAGCCACCGTTATTAAAGACTACCGCCGCAAACAAGCCACCACCACCCCACAAAAGGAAGAGGAGGATACCCGATGATAGACAACATAGACCGGCTCCTCACCCAGCTAGCCAACCACGACAACGCCATCGACACCATCGACGACAATCTAGCCAACGGTACTGTACGCCGCACACGCATCTCCGAATGGACACTCCCCAACGGAGAAACCGGCCGATCCGTACAAAAAATCATCGACCACCAACCCGCAACAAACCCCTACCCTGTAGACGAACTCGTCGATAAACTAGCCGAATGGACACCCCCAAAACCCACAACAGACAACACCACAACAGACAGTAAAACCGCATTCGTCATCGGGGCAGGCGACTTCCAAATAGGCAAAGGCATCCCCGGCGGAGAAACCAGCCGATTCGCCGACGACTATTTGCGCTCCCTCACCGCTGCAAAACACTACTGGCAGCAAGCCGGCAACCCCGAACGAGTCCACATCGCCTTCCTCGGCGACATGATCGAAGGATACGTGTCACAAGGAGGCAACAACGCCTGGCGCACACAAACACCCTTGACGGAACAAATCAGGCTCACCCGCATGGCCATGATGCAACTCGTCCACCTGTTCGACCACTGCAAAAACGTGACCATCACATCTATCCCTGGCAACCACGGAGAAGCCGTACGCTTCGGCAAAGGAGTCACCACCTACGATGATTCATTCGATGTGGACTGCTGCCGGGCCATCGCAGAAGCCTACCAGCTCACCAACCAATATCCCAACATCCACTTTCACTTCCCTGAGCGGGACGAAATGACCACCACCGTCGACGTGGCAGGCACACAAATCCTACACGCCCACGGACACCAATGGCGCAACAACCAACACTACGAATGGTGGCGCGGCCAAGAATTCCACAACGGCACCACATCCCATATACTCATGGCAGGACACCGACACCACCTGCAAATATCCGAGCAAGGACAACGCACCTTCATCCAATGCCCATCCATGGAAGGAGAATCCGTCTGGTACCGGCACAAGACGGGCACCACCGGCAACCCCGGACTAGTGTGCTACACTATCCACAACAAAACACCAAACAACTACCAGATAGCGAGATGAAATAGTGCCATGAGCAGACGACCAACAAAAGCAGACCTGGCCACCACCGCATCGTGGGTGTGGGCCACAAACCATCATCTACGCACACTCAACCAGGCATGCACCAAAACAGCCGGACACTACCCCGCAATCAGTGCAGACGACCTGTACCAAGACTCCCTACTATATATTGCGGTGCGGGAACAATACCACAACCTAGACAACAAACACTATACCAAAATGTGTTACAGGGTAGCCAAACGGCTAGCCAACAAAACCATACAACACCTAGACCAGCCGAAACCTTTACCCGATATTATTCATCTAGCCGACAACCAAACCAGCATCTAAAGGACAACCCTCATGGTTACTACCATCCTCGACGACGGAACCCAAACCACCAGGCTACAAACAGTAGGAGCCACCACCACAGCCATCATCACCAACACCGAAACACCCGAAACCATCACCGCCAAATACACCATCAGCAAAGACGGCACAGCCACCTACAGCATCAGCGGCAACACCTACCTCGGCGACCACCAACACATCATCAAACTCATGTACGACTACTGCCACTGCGTCGGACGATTCGACACCACCAACACCAGCAACCCAGACAACCTCGACAACCTGTTCAAGGGGTGACCAGTGAACCAAACCTACACCACAGCCGACATCATCCAAGCCGCCCAATGGATCTGGAACGGCGGCCCATGGAAACCCAGTGTGGAGCCGGGCATGCCACCCCCACCAACCGCGCCACAACACCACGGCAACAACATTGTAGCCATGATCGACCTGCAGCTGGCCATCGACGACTACACCCTCACATGTGAACCATCCAAACAGCGAAAACATTTGGCACGGTTGGCAGCGTTCCGTGAAGTATACGGGTATGATCAAACCTATTCGGTGGCAGCCCAACGATTGGGTGTGACACGGCAGACGGTGAAACAGTGGGCCGACCAGTGCCTGATAACACTCACCCAGTACACCAACACCACCAGCTACACCGGGGAAGAAGAATAGAAACGATGCCCAGTAACAGACACCGAACAGTCACAGCCCTCAAAACCGCGGCCCGCCGCATCATACAGCAGCAGCCACGAAACATGACAGAACTCGCAAACATCACCTGCAGCATCAGCAGCGAATATCTGGTTCCCATCAACCTCGACAACATCAGCCTCAACGCCAACGGTGTCAGCCTAGACGACATCGATGTGGACGCAGACACCAGGGATGCATGCCAAGAAATCCTGTGGGACTGCAACCTTGCAGAACATCCGGACAACCGGCAGCCGGAGGCTAGCCAGGCCGCCCTAGACGAGCTGGAATGCATCACCAACCAGGCCCTAACACTACAAATCATGGCAGACAACATTCTGGAAGCCATCTACAATCACCGCGACAACTATCCAGGCATAGCAAAACAAAACATTGTCGACCAGGCTGAAGACACCCTCGCCGAGTGTTCACTCCTACAACAGACACTCGAAGACACCCTAGACGACAACCTGTAAACCCCTGTAGACACAAAAAAGTGCCCCAGCAGCAACCACCACACGATCGTGGCAGCACCGCTGGGGCACACACATATATTCACTTATGCAACAGTAGACTCTACCGTGCCAACCTCAGACTCGGCTGCACGCCGAGGCTCATAGCCGGCAATACCATCCACATCATCTGTCGGCTCGATCATGCCAGGATCCGACACATCAACCATATGCGGCTCAACCATGCCCCCATCATCCGGTGGAACAAGCCCAGCATCCACAACCGTGGTTTTAGGTTTGCCGGCCACAAACGACGGGCTACCAAACGATGTAGCAACCGACAACACCGCAGCCACCGTGGCCGTAATCAGGGCAGACTCCCACGGCAAACCGCGAAACGACTCCGCAGTATAAGTCACACCCGCCGTCACCCCCAACACCGCAACAAACGTTTGCACAAAAGTCTTAGCCGCCCGCTCCAGTAAACCTAACCAAAACTGTTTACCCACAACAAACCACCATCACTTTTTCAAACCATTAACAGTCGACTCGAGCCTGTCAATACGGCTACGACACTCCAACACGTAATACCAGACACTCCACAAAGCGTCTTTTGTGCGCCACAGCTTCCCCGTCACCGGATTCTTCACCCACGACAGGGCATCAACACGTTTACCCAAATCACCATTCTGTACCTGTACCACACCAACATCATGGTGCAGCTTATTCACCGAACCAGTAAGCTGGGCAGACAATTGTTTAATCTGATCATGCAAGGCTTTCACATCAGCCACAGTTAACTCCTCACTACCACTACCGCCGCCGACCACGGCCATAAACCTGTCCCACGGAAACCACGGCCCCGGATCGTCATGATCCGACTGATGCCACGCATCCGTAACATCCACATGCCCGCAAACACCACGCCTGCCAGCCTTCAAATCGGCCACAGACAGTTTCCTCTTCGGAACACCATGCTTGTCACATAACTGTCTACACAGCACAGCGGCACGCTCCACGGCAGGCCACACGCGAGGATCAAGCCACTGCTCACGAGTGTAAGCATGCCCTGGCACCCGAAACGAGGCGTGCGAACCCCCATCCGCGCAAATCTCGATACCCAAACTATGCGGATTCGGAGGGGCATGCCAGCCAATCGTAGACTCGGACAGGCACTGCACCGTCTCCCCAATATCACACACATAATGCGCCGAACCACCAGACGATGGGGAAGCAAAATAGTTTGCCGTAGACACCGCCCGCCCTTTACGCGAGGCTGACGGGAACCCCACATCCGGGCATGTTGCATGAATCACAACCCTATTCACCGGACTATTCGAGCCGGCCGAGTGATGCGCCGCAGGAATGTATCTCACCACACACCACCCCCAAACACCATCGACATAAGTCACTCCTTTTCTATCTTTTATTTGTGGGATGACACGGTAGCCACAGGAGACGGTTTCACCTTCTGGCAGGCCACCGAACCCGATATCGTGGAAGCCACACCGTCACTATATTTCACAACCAGGCGACCCTCAGAACAGTACACAGACACCACAGAACGGCCATCCTTACCATCATGGCCATCGGATCCGTTCACACCAGCGGGGCCACGCTCACCCCGTTCACCCCGTACACCTTGCGGGCCGGCAGGCCCCGAAGGACCCACATCACCGCGCTCACCGGCCGAACCATCCCGACCATCAACGCCGTTCACACCATCAGCACCTGCACGGCCTGGAACACCATTACGGCCATCCAACCCATTCGCACCAGGCAACCCGTCAGGACCTTTCACACCATTCAAACCCGGGGAACCCTGCGGACCAACAGGGCCAACCAGCCCAGCCGAACCATTAACACCATCCCGGCCGTCAACCCCTGCAGGGCCTTGCGGGCCACGCACACCTGCAGGACCAGGCACACCCGCAACACTCCGCTCCGTGCGGGCAGCATCCACACACAAACCAGAACGGTGAAGCTTAACAGACTCCACGCCACCCTGCGCACACACCTGCCGCACACGGCTAGCCAAACCCTTAGCCGCTGTACCATTCGCCACGGCCCGAGCCTGCTCCGAATCCCGCTCAGAAGACACCGATCCGAAACGCAAAGCACCCCCAGCAACCACCATCAACAGCACAAGCGACAAAAACAACAACAGCAGGGAAGCCTTCTCAAAATTGCGGCGCTGCCGCTTCTCCTCCTCCAACTCCCTCAACCCTACTCACCTCCACCATCAACAGTATCCTTCAAAAACTCAGGCAAATCAGGAAGACGCATAGGCTCCACATCATCAGGAAGCCCGGCGTTAAACCTTCGCACCTCGCGCCGCACACCCCACGTATACTCTTCCATCGCATCCACCTGCGCAGACAGCCTGCGTAAACGCTTCCTAGACCGGGATGTGACCGCCTGAACAGAACCCAAAACCGTGGCCAACGCGGTACAAATAGAGGCCACCAGTGCAGGAGTAAACCACGACACCACAGCCCCCCAACATCACACCATCCGCCACAACACCCGTACAGTCACACGCCCACAGCTATCCAGTTAGCTATTGCGGGCACACCATTCGGCTTAGAACCATCATTCGTAATAAACGCCAAACTAAAATTTTGGGCAGTCACATTGTAGGCTTTCACATCAATCTGCTGCGTACCACCAGCCGCCGTAGCCATAGACGCCACCACAACAGGCGCACTACTAAACGGCCGCTCAAACGGGATCGTGTAAGCATACACAGCAGACCCGCCAAACATGATCGACTTCGAACCCGTCTCAATCCTCGGAGACAGTAGCATCCACTCGCCGGCATGGTTAGCCCACACAGCCCCCGAAGGCACCATCACACGGTCACCCTCCATTGGGGTAGGATCACACGCAGCAGACTCCCCAAACGCCACCCTAGCCGCTATAGCACGCCGATCCAGCTGCTGCTGCAACCCGTTAGACGACAACACCAAAGTAGCCAACAACTGCTGATGAAACACGCCAGGCTCCGCACGCAACACATCCCGGGCACGCTCCGCACGCCCCCCAGGAACAATCTCCAACTTGGCCGTATTCTGCTCCCAATCCCGAGACAACACCACATAGTCGTACCGGGTTTCACCCGGGCCCGGAAGCTGCCCCGTCACCGTCTCAACACTATTCGACGTGCACATCACCCCGTGAGCCCAAGCCTGCCCCGGCAGGACCTCACACAACACTGTGGCACCCTGAATCGTCGTACCGACACGAAAATCGTCCGGCCCTTTTACGGACGGCATATTACCCATCAGGCCAGACATTTGAGCCCAATCATACTCGGTCAACACACCATCAAACCCTTTACACACAATACCCACAACAAACCCCAATCACTTACTAAAACTTTTGCAAATCCCGCACACCCGCAGCCAAACCAGCCACACGGCGAGCCAACAGGGCCGAAGGATTATCCTCATAATCCCCCGCAACCGGTGTCACCTTCGTCCAACCATCACCAGGCGATACACACTCCACATCAATCTGCCGAACAATCTCCGCAATAGGGCCAGAACCCACATCCACATAGATCAAATCACCCGGCATCAGGCGGCCTGGCCCAAACCGCAACACATCCGACTCAGCCAACTCAATCTTAAACCCCGACGTAGCCCCCGACTCGGACAACACCCGCTCAGCCTCATCAATAAGATGCACATGTTCAGAATCCGTGTTACGGGCATCCTTAAACACCTCGACACGATCAAACCAGTCATCCTCGGCCATCGAATCAACATCCTCGCAAAACAGCCGATCCTTACCCTCGCCGCGGCCACCAACCACCACCGATGTCGCCTTCGGGGCGTCACGCACATACTCCCACGACACAATCGAACCCGACTCGGCAGTCAACACATGTTTCCGCGTCACAGCAGGCACACAATCAAACACCAAACCCCGCTGATCAAACTTCGCATTCTCAAACTGGTTCACCGAAACAGTCATCCGAGCCCACGACAACACCGGCAACAACTTATCGGCAAACACGTGAAACCGCACCTGAAAATCCTTAATATAGCGGCCACGACTCTCATCATCGTTCATAAACAAACCAGGCGGAAAACGCCAAGCATTATCCCCCAACACCTGCTTAGCCACCGACTCAGCCGCACCAGAATAGTGGGCATAATCCCTGTCGGCACGCCACTCCATACCAACCATGCCAGGACGATAATTCACAGGCCACATCAGCATACGCCACAACAGGCGGATATCATCCTCACACGTGATAGTCACATGGGAAGACCGCCACGGGCCCACACCATGAACCTTACGCACAGGCCCAGAAAAAATCTGGCCACCACCATAATCAACAACCAGCCGTGCACCCGGCTTCGTCAACCCGTCAAGTCTAGAATGGTCCCCCGACACCACCAACTCCAGCGTCGACAAACCATTCCACTTCAACGACAACTTCAACGACTCAAAAAAATTGATAGGCGCCACACGGCGATAATCCGGCGTAAACAACGTTACATGCGGAACAAGACCAGCCACAACCGCTCACCAAGCCCTCAAAAACCTGTACTGCACCGACACAACAATGGCACCCAAACCAACCATCTCAATATTCACACTCTTAGAACCGCCAGGCGGAATCGGGGCAAACTCCCACTCTGTCAAACGATCCATCACATCCTCAAACCCGTTCAACAAAGCAGACTGCCGGCGAGGATCCGTATCAATAGTGATCCAATCATACTCCTCGACAGGATAATCAGAAGACACACGCAAACCATCAATCTGCACAGACCACGACTCCAAAGGCCCCTCAACACGAATCACAGGCCACGCAGGCACATCACCCTTATTAGACAAATTATCCCAACCAGACCCCACACCAGGAGTCAACACCACCGGAAACGCCGTACCATCCTTGCCGACAGGGCCGCCACCCAACCAATCCTGCAACTTCGCGTTACTAAAACGAAACTTTTGCTCATCCCCATACCAAAACGGGTCATAAGCTGTCAAATGCAACAGATAGCGCGCATAGCCACGATTCACCGGATCAACCGTAAACGTGTCATCCACCGAATCAAACCGGCATTTTAGCACACGCTCAACACCGGCAGGAGTCTTCACAGACAACTCCCCCACCTCGCCCGGAGGAAAAGCAGACCACAACGCGTCATACGCCTTCAAAAAACCGTCACGAAACCCGCCCACCGGATCCGGGTCAACACCCGACACCAGCACCGGCAGCGTCACCTCGCGAGGCTTCACATTAAACCCGCGCCACTCCGAGCCGTGCACCCCAACATGAGTTTGAGAAAAATGCTCCACCTCGGGCACACCTAGGCCGCGCAACGAATCATTCAACAACATGACAGGAGACGACCCCGTATAATCCGTCAAATGAAGCACACGCTCCGGATCATTACCAATCAATGGCAACATAGACCAAGTAACAGTCAAACCAGAACGATCAGACGGGTCAGGAAGAAACATGAACCACACCCCCAATCACACGTAAGCCAATGCGTTCAAAGCGTCACGCTGCTGCCGCTCAATCCGCTTCGCAAACTCGTTCGGATCACCATACGTCGGGCCGTTCACATTCACCACAACACTCTTATCATTCATACGCTGATACCTGCCATACGGGGTAAACGAGCCCACAGACGATCGCACACCAAACCGGGCATCCACAACATCCGGAAGCCGACCAGCCACACCAGACATCGCATCCAACGCCAAACCAGCATTACCAGTAATACCCTCAGCCAAACCGGCAACAACCTGCCGGCCAACCTGGTCACGAAACACCCGAGACGGGGAATGAATACCCAACACAGACTTCGCCGCATTAGCAACCTGAGAACCCATGTTACGCACCGTATCCAACAGGCCACTCATAGCATTCCGGATACCATTACCCAAACCAGACACCACATCACGGCCAGCAGACACCAACAAGGACCCCATATTACCAAGCGCACCCCTAATATTGCCAGGCAAATTCCGGAAAAACCCTAGCACACCATGCACACCATTAGACACAGCGGACCCCATAGCATGCATAGCACTAGAAGCCGCACTCCGGGCACCATTAAACCCGCGCACAGCACCACTACGAACCCTAGACGCCATCGAACCGAAAAACCCGCCAACAGCAGACGCCACCGAAGACACAACACTCCGGATAGCATTCATCGCAGAAGACACAACACTACGGGCCGCGTTAAAACCAGACCTCACATGGGAGGCAACCGACAAACCAAGCCGCGTAAAAAACCCCACAACCGCGGCAACACCGGCAGAAATGATCGACTTGAAACCGTTAATAAACGCCGACGTAAACGATTTGATATGATTCCAGCCATTCTGGATGGCCGTGCCCATAGACCTCACGCCAGACACTGAATGATTCACAATCCACGTAATAGTACGAAGAATAGCGCCAATAACCTTAGCCTCAAAAACGATAACCGCAGCATAAATCTTGGCAATGAATCCAATCACCGAAACATAAATCGGCATAACAACCGGAATAATACGGGCCACCACCTGTAGCACGGCACCAACAACCTGCACCACCACACGCATAATCGACATGATCACCGGTATCAGCGACCGGATCAGGCCAATAATGGGTGGCAGCACAGACATGACAGCACCCAAAATCTGCTGAATCACAGGCATCAAAACAGGCACCAACTGCATGATCACGCCAACAACCTGCCGTATCACAGCAACAACAGCCTGCAACACCGGCATCAACGCCGGCAACAACATTGCCGCAACCTGCGTCACCGCACCAATAATCTGCGTGATCACAGGAACCAGCCGTGCCACCAGCATACCAATCACAGGCACCAGCTGCGCAGCCAGCCCGGCAACCAAACCGATAATCTGGGCAAACACTGGCGCCAACCGTGCCACCAGACCCGCAACCAAACCAAACAGCGGCTGAATAGCCGCCATAATCTGCCCCAGGGCTTGACCAACCACACCAACAAGCTGCATAACCGCGCCACGGAACTGGGCGTTAGTGGCAAACATGGCAGCAAACAAGCCGATCACAATACCGACAGGGCCACCCAGGGCGCGAAACACCCCGCCAAGCCCCCCGGCGGCACCCTTCAAAGCACCAAACGACGGCAACAAATTCTTCAACGACACCGCCAACGGGGCAAACCCTGCAACAAGCTTCCCCACACCGGCAGCAACAATACCAAACACTGCGGTGCCGCCAGCAAACATGGCACCCAAATTCACTTTAGGAACCGGCAAATGCAGCCTCGCAAAAATGCCCTTCAACTGCTCAACCTTGGCGCGCATCTGTGCATTCATTCTCGTGATCATGCCCGGCATGCGGTTAATCCACGCCAAAATAGACGGCATCATCCGCTGAATACCAGCATCGACGGCAGCAAACATCGGCTTCACAGAATCCGTCACCGACTTGATAACCGGATTCAACGCAACAAAAATCTGCCGCAACCCGTTAAGAAACGGCGCCATAGCCGTAGCGCCAAGATAACCCAGGGCACCCTTAACATTCTTCATAGCGCCCTCAAACGTCTTACCAGACGCCTGCGCAGCACCACCCATGCCAAGCTTCATCGCAGCCGCAAACGTGGCAAAATCAATCTGCCCCTTCGACACCATCTGCGACACCTCAGCCGACGTTTTACCCGTCTGCCTGGCAAGCAAAGACAGCACAGGAACACCAGCCATAGTAAGCTGCAACATGTCATCGCCCTGCAACTTACCACGAGCCATCACAGACGTAAAAATAGCGCCCGTATCCTGAAACGACTTACCCGAAATATAAGACACATCCGCGACAGTCTTCAACACATCCGTCATCTGCCCGCCAGACTTCACACCCGAAGCAGACAACGCCGCCGCAGTAGAAGCCGCATCACCCAACGCATACGACGTACCAGTAACAGCCTCAATAGCCGAATTCATAATCGAAGACGTGTCCGAAGACGTATGACCCAAACCAGTCAACTTCGCTTGGGCCTCATCAATAGCCATCGCCCTAGCAATACCGCCACCAATAGTCACATCATAGATAGACTTCAAACCCTTCTTAGCAACATTGATAGCTCCCACCATTGCGGCGCCACCAAGAGCCAACTTCATGCCCTTAGCAAAAAGACTACCCGAACGCTGACCCTCCGCAGGCATCACCCCAGACAACTGTTTACCAACATCCGCCTTCAAACCGGGCATCTTCGTATACAACGACACATATGCGGAAGCAATCTCACCAGACATACACTATTCACCCCATAATATTAATCTCGCGAGACACCCCGCCACCGGCACGAACACGCGCCAAAATATCGTCCACCTGCCCAGACGTAAACCGGGCCCTACGCTCATCCGTAGGCCTCGCCACAGGCTCCGGCTGCCCCTCACTATTAGCAGACCTGTAATGATCCAACATGTCCAACACAGCCCACTCCGACCACTCAAACGGGCGCTGCCAGCCATTCAGGTGGGCCGCCAACTGGCTAGACGTATCGGTACACAACACGCCAGCCAGCCGGACAGCCTCACCCCAACACATCACCGGGCCACCAACATCATAAACCGAGCAACCGAACCGGGTCCTCCAATCATATTCGATGGCCCCACGATAATCATCAATCAGGCCGTGGAGCCAAACTATTCCCCCAAAGAGGCACCCTTACCTTCAGGCTTCCACTCCATCCACTGGCGAAAAATCTCAGCAACACGCACCATAGGAAGCCCCTCCAAAGCCTCCACCGCGTCAGCCGGGGCGGCAGCCTCCAACATAGAAAACATCACCTCAACCTGAGCAAAATCCGCCGACTCCCCCGACTGGGCAATCCTAGCGGCACGACGGAAAACGCGGGCAGGAACAGCCTGCGCCGTCTCCTCCGCATCCGCCAACACCCAACTACGGTCACCAATCTTCAACGTGTAACCCGTGTCACTCATCTATCAACAATCCCCTAAAATCGTGTATCAGTTCTCAGACGGCGGATTAGGATCCGGCTCAGGCTTAGGCGGCGTAGGAGGAGTCGGAGGAGTATCAGCTTTTAAAGCCGTCATCCACCCCCGACCAGACACCGCATCACCCTTATGGTTAATCTGGGCAGGATACGCCTTCAACGTCACACCATACCCGTACACTTCGCCATTCTTACCCTTAATCTCGTCACGATCGATCAACTCAACCTCAGGGAAATAGTAGCGAATAACCTGATCGCCATCAATAATATCCATCAACAGGGCATGAACACCCGTCGTGGCACCCGGAGAAATATCGAACGAGCCCGAATCGGATCCGGCAGTAACCTTCGACTGCCAAAACAGCTCGATAACCTCCTTCTTAGACTCGATCAGCTGGAAAGAAATCTCGATAGAAGACTCGGTAGCCACAGTGCGAACAACATCCGCATTCTGCCAAGCCTTCAAATCATCCGTTTTACGCTCAGGCTTAATCTTAAACCCATCATCAGACAGATACCCTAAAGCAGTCAACCCCTCAGGAACCGTCTTCACACCATCAATAGCGTCACCCGCGTGAGCTTTACCAATATAGACGTCACCCGTAACAGCAGAGCGAACATTAGACGCTTTACGTGTTCCAGCCATCATAACCCCCCAAAAACAATATCAAACAAAAAACAAACAACAATATCAAACAAAACGTTTACTCGGATTCGACAGGCCTACATATCAGCTCAAAAAGCGAATACACATCAAAACGTGCACCATCAACCAGCAAATCAGGGCCAGTAGACCGTTTACAATACACCACAGGGTCACCGTCCACACCATCAGCCAAGACAGCCTCAACACGCCTCGACAGGCTCATAGCACGATCAGGCGTATCCGAGAAAACATTCACCCGCAAAAACACCTGCTCACGAACATGCAACTGCGGGCCACCATCAAGAGCCAACCAAATCAAGTCACCACTGAAATCGTCAGGAACCGTCCCCACACAAGGTATATCGGACAGCCAGCCATCATCCGCCAACACACGTTTAGCCCACTTCCTAGGGTCATCGTAGACGATCACGACGCCGCCCCAATCGACCTCGCCAGCGTGCCATGCTTCGCCTCAATACGCTTCCCACCCTTATAGGTGGTGCCAATCCTGGCGACAGCCTCAACACGGTGAACCTGCACCTCCGATGATAACCCGGCACGATACTGGGCCTTATCGAAAGCGTTACCGCCAACATTCGCCGAGGCCGCACGCTTGACACGCTCGCCACGCTCAGCCAACATAGCTTGCACCCCAGAAGACTTCAACACCTCACGAATACCAGGAAGATTAAGTTTCACATTCACATCCTGAGCCACAACCTATCAGCCCTTCTTGCGCTTCACATTAACCTGCGTACCAGCATCCCAACCGGACATGGGGTGATGCCACACCATAGGAGACCCGTCAGCCTCCCACACCACACCCCGAATACGCCACCGGCAACGATAATCAGCGCCCACAACAGGGGACTTGAAAAGCATCGACCAATGCTCATAGTCAGAGTCACGCCCCGCGGCCTCATCCTCCTGCGAAACGGAAGCATAGATGGCCACGTTATGGAACACGGTTTCTACAGGATAACCCCAATCCTCAACCTTGTCACCAAGATCATCGACACGAACAGCCGGTTGAAGCATCACAACCGTTTCACCATAAGGAAAACTGGTCATATCATATCTCCCACAAAGGGCCAGCGTAGCCGTTAATATCAGATCCGCACGAGCAACCCTCACCCCACACCGTGGAACACACCTCAGAATGATTCACACTACTCCTCATGGTCGGTGTAATAGTGAACGCTTTACCAGCCCCACCATCACCCTCACATAGCTTCTTCAACGCGGCAATCTCAGAAGGCCACAACAAATTCGTGGGAGTATTAGACCGTGTAGTCTGAGCAAATGGGCCCGCAGACTCATACTGCACCTGACCCGACACGCCAGTATCATTCCAGCGCAACAAAGCCCTACGCAGAATAGCCTTAGCGGCATCCTTGTATTTGAAATCCGGTTTAGCAATACAGGGGGCGACACTGACAGCCACAGCCTCAACATCGGCAATCATCGCCTCAAGCTTCTCTCTAGGAATATCGGCGAAAGGCTCAATATCCTCAGGCTTCAAAATGATACCCATCAACACCACCCCCTGCACATAGAAAACATCACCGCAACAAATGAATCAGTTACCGGCCGGCGGATTAGGTTTCGGGGCAGCCTTCTCCTTCACAACAGCAAACGAATCAAGCGACTCGATAGCCACATACAGCACAGCCTCGGCACGAACCATAACCTCATTATGACCCTTCAGGTCACGCCCAGTCTGATCCGGGTCACCATACTCGATAAGCTCGATCGGGAAGTTACGCTGGAACCCCCAATGAACACGAGAGAAATCACCAACAATAGCCTTAACACCAGAGGCAGGCGACATCTCCGGGGCACCCGAAACAGTCGAAGAAGCACCAACATTCAGCCCGCGCCAATTATCCAAACCGGCAAACCCGGCGGCAGGATACATCGGCTGACCGGCAAGCGGAGACCCCTTCGGATACACCTCAGTAGACAGGGCAAACGAGAACGCGGGATCCAAAGCAACCCCGTTAGGAACCTGCAAACCGGCCCCAGCGATAAGACCGACAGCCTTAACAAGATCGGTCGTAGCGCTATCGGTTGCATCAACAACATGATTCGTCTTATCCAGCGACACCTTGACAGCCGCAGCAGGCTTACCCGTAGCCGGATCAATACCATGGAAAGCAATCAGATCCACGGCGCGACCAATCGAAGCACCAAGAGCCGGGGAAATCAGATCCTGCAAAACACCCAGACGGTAATCGGCGTCAGCCCACATAAACTCGTCCGAGACACGCTGCTGAGTCACAACCTTGATAGGCTGCGCAGTAAACGCCGAAACATCAACAGACGCGGAAGGCTTAACCTCGCCCTCACCAACAATCTTAGCGCGAGGAACACCACTAAACACGGCACCCTTAACAGGACCAAAAATAGTCGGCTGCTCCGGCGACAGCTTCGCCAAAACACCAGAATCGATAGCACGGTCACGAACCGCACCAATCATAGAACCAGGAAGCTCAAGCTTCCCTGCAGAAAGAAAATCGTCAGCCATCACAAATCATCTCCTAGAATTATTGACAAGAGCATCCACAAACGCGACACCCTCACGTCGTTTAACATCATCAACGGGGGCACTCCCCGCAAGACGGCGCACACCCGCGCCACCACTACTATGGTCGATCAAACCCTTCAAAGCTTTCGCAGACTCGGCAAGCGACTCCTTATCGCCACCCGACAAGAAAGCGATCGCATCACTGGACAAACCATACTCTGAAGCAACCTCGCGCTTCACACCCTCAAGAACAAACCCGTTGATCCTGTCTTCGAGTTCCTCATTCTTGCGGCGAAGCTCATCAATAGTAGATCCAGAATCGTCACTCGATGTACGAAGCTTCTCCAACTCGGCGAAATTACTTTTAGCACGAGACTCCCACTTACGGGCCTCCGCCTTCCAATCAGTCCCCGGCGATTTACCCTCGCCATCATTCTTCAACTGATTGTCGGCTACCTCCCGCCCGCCATCGTCTTTTACTGTATCAACAATGCCGTTACCCTTTCCGGACTCCACAACATCATTGTCAACATTCTGTTCCTCAACACTCTGATCGGCCATAGCCTAACCCTACACTCCTTGCGGAAAACAACACAACATTGTTGACCCCCGTGCGGGAGACAACCCCGTGCACCAATAACCGGCGGCGCACAACCGGAAACCACATCAAATTATCGCATATCGCCAACAGTACGCATAGCCTTCAAAATATTGCCAGGCGACTGCTGCAACCCATGATCATCAACCCACTCACGGGCCTTCTCATACGTCCTCTGATACTCGGCATCAGCCCTATTTGGTTCCCAAGGGCCAACAACCTCAACCACCGTACACCCGCAATGATCATGATACTTCGAACCAAACGGACGCTTACAACCACGCTTATGACGCCGCGTATGACCAGTAGTAAGTGCCCTTTCCTTAGTCGTATAATCCGACCTCGTAGCCAACATAGCACAAAAAGCACACGGATCACCATCAGTAACCCGACGCCACGACCTACCCTGCGCACCCGCCGACCACTCAACCGTGTCACGGCCAGCATTCATGACAGCCCGATTAACACCCGCAGCCATCGCATCAATCGTGTCATTCGCCCTATCCGGGTCACTCTTAAGAATCTTCATAGTCGAAAACGACCTAGCCAAAGCCGCCGCAGCATCAAACTCGTCATACACAATCAAACCCGGATCCACACCATTCAACCGGCGAAAATCCGACACAAACCTGGCAGCCAACGATGCCGAACCATCATGGCCGGCACGCTCCAACTCCACACACAAACGCACATACTGCGCATCTGTCATCTTCCCGGAATGCCACAAACGACCCAGCTCGGCATAATAGCCCGCATACTTCCCAGCAAACCTGACCGCCTCACGCTGATACTCAGTCGCAGCAAGCCTCGACATAGCACCCGAAGCCATCGCCTATCAAACCTCGTTAGTTTGACGCGATATAGCCCCAGCCAGTGCCGCCAACGGGTCAGACGACTCAGCACGATGCCGCATCACAGCCTCAACCTGCACATCATCAAGCCCCAACATCTCCAACACCGTACGAGAATCAGCAGGCAAAATACCGGCACCAACAAGCTTCGTCACAGCATCAGCCGTAGCCGCCCGGGTAGGCGTCGAAGCATCACGCCAACGCAAACCAACATCACCAAAAAAATCAGCCTCATCAACACTCGAATCAAGCGCCTTGGCAGCCAGGAAACCAACCGACAGCCAGCCCTGACCAAACGACGTCTGCCTGCGTTCAGCACGCTTCACAAGCCGAGATTCCTCGGCAGCCAAAGCCTCCCCACTAGGTGGGTTAGACGTGATAAACCCGAAATAGCGTTCCGGAACCGCAGCCTCACCCGCCGTCAACTGCGCCAACAGTCTCATCTGATCCGAATACGGTGTAGGCGAATTGACAGGAAACGACCCCACATTCGGAGTGTCACCATCATCATCCTTATCCACAGCCCACACAGAAGCCATCGACAAGACCCAGCCAGGCTGCGAAAACTCATCCGCGCTCACGCCAGTCACCCAACGCTGAGGATACGCATAAAAATCACGATTCACAGACTGCCCAAGCAGCGTGCGAACAGCCTCATCAGTGTAAGCCCTAATAGACCTCGTAATCTCCGAACGGCCATCAATCCTAGAAGTACGGCGACGATTCACAATAGGCACAAGCGGAACAGCACCCAACACATTCGGTATACGATCCACCTCAACCCATTCACGCGACCCCCGCCTCTCAACCTGAACAATCACATCAGGAAGCAAAAGCTCAGCCTCAACCACCTCAGGATCACACGTCTGCTGAACCACCAAACCCGCATCCAAACGAGACCCGTCAGCCGAAAACTTGCCCGTACAATTCTTTGGTGACTGCGGACGAACCGACACCGTACCATCACCATGAGGAATGATCGCAACAAACGACAACCCAAAAATCAGCGCATCCAAATGCACATCACACGAAGCCGTAGCAAGCCGATTCGCAGCATACACACCATCCAGGCCGTAGCCGTCACCATTAGTCCAGCCAAGCCAATCCAGACGCTCCTCCAAAGCATCCACAGCTATACCAGGCCACGACACCACAGTCTGCACCCGCTGCAACTCCGGAGGAATAGCCACCCCCAAATCACGCACCCGGCTCGAGCCCTCATAGTAGCCCTCAATACGGCAATGCCACGAAGACAACCTTTGAATACGATCAAACATGCCCTCAATCAGAGCCAACTCATCCGAGTTCATACCACAGACACCCGCTTCCTACCACTACGCTCCCGACGGCCACGACGAACACGTTTAGCCCCCAAAAACGCCAAAGACACAGCCTCCAAAGGAACCTCAGAACCATCCTTAAACGAGGAACCCCAACCCCACGCAGAGCCTTTCTTTTTCTGCACAGCCGACCTCACAGCAATATCTAACATGTCACGGCAAGAATCAGCACGAGGATGAGAAACATTCCCAGACCTTACACCTTCCAGGAAGGCTTGACACGCCTCCACATAGGTGCCAGTATCCGCAACAACCACGCCACGGCCCGGAATACCACGATCCGTCAACGCCTTCTGCAACAACACCGCACCAGACCCGGCAACCATGATCCGGTCAGTATCACCCCAACGAACAGCCAGCCAATCAGCCAACCGGCCAACACCATCAACAATCGTCCCCGACAGGCCGTCAATAACCTCAACATGAACCCCAGTATCCGTCCGGCCGGCACCCGCCAAAGCAACCCGATCCCCAGAACGAGAAAACGAGACACCAAACACTTTCCCGCCAACCAGACTCGCCTCAACCACAGCAGACTGGGCCCACTTATCGACCGGTATCACAGACGTAGCCGACTGGCCACGATCCCACCAGCCAAGCCGCTCCCGAGCAAACCCGGAAGCAGACATCGACTCATGCTCATCGCTTACGGTCCCAAAATTCAGGCGACGCCCCAACGCCGGATTCGTATCCCCCGCCAACTTCCGCCACTGCCGCGACACATCATCCGGATCAGACTCGTCAGGAATCGAAAACTCCGTCCACGCAAACCTTTTACCACCAGACAAAGCCTGCCCACGCAAACGCAACACAACCGAACCATCCGCCAACGGCCCAGGCGGCGTACCAAGAAAAATCTGCTGCGGATCACCAGACGGGGCAGCACTTACCGTAGGAAGCAAAGCCTCCAACTGCTCATCCGACAACTCCTGAGCCTCATCACACACCAAATCATCAACCGTAAACCCGCGAGCCGAACCCCGAGAACGGGCCACAAACTCAACCGAACCCCAACCCGGACAACCACACTTCTTCTCAAACGTGGCACAATCCGGATGATGCAACACAATAGCCTCCTGACCATTCGTCGCACGAATCGACTTCACCATACGATACAAGTCAGGAAACTGCCGCTCATTCTCAAAAAACGACCTCAACCGCATAAACGCCTTACGAGCCGACTTCAACTCGTGAGCCGTATGCAAAATACGGCGACCCTGAATAGTCGCCTTAAACAACTCCACAACCTCAAGGATCGCATTCTTGCCATTCTGGCGAGGCACAAACACCCCACACACACCCGAAGCAAGCCTGCCATTGCCACCCACAGCAAGCCAATCATCCAACACCTGCTGCTGCCACGGATCAGGCGTCAACCCATACGCACGACCCAACTCCCCAGCATCACCCCCAGCAGACACCGAATACGCCGCAGCCACACGATGACGAGGCACCTGAGAACCAACAACGCTCGACATTAGGCCCCTTTACGCTTCCTATACCGGTCAATCATCGCCACCGCAGAACCCCCACCACGGACACCAGACGCCACATCAACCGAATAACGATCCAACATGCCCATAAAAGCCTTCACATGAGCACGAAGCGAAGCCACCAAATCCGCGCGACCCTCACGCCACACCACATCATGAATCACCGCAGCATCCATGAGAAACAGCCACTCCTCATCAGACACGTACGATGCGCGGCTATCCTCACCCCACACACGCCACCAACGACGCGTCTCCCCACACCACTCACGACTATCAGGAAGCTCAGGCTGCACAACACTCACCACCAACACAAAAAGTCGACAAACAGACAAATCCACAAAAGGGAGGTATTTCACT